GGAGCCAATTCTGATAGTTGTATCTGATCTAGTAGCGACATAGATACGGGCTATGTTGTTAGCGTCTGTGTCTGTCTGAACGACTAGATCATTGTAGTTAACGCTGTGTGGAAAATATGTAGCCACACTACCTGCGTCCTCAGCAAACTGAGCAGTACCACCAATACGAGTAATAGTGGCTTGGTTAATAATTAGCTTGTCATCAAATGCAAAGGTAAGGTTTTTGTAAGGTATATCGCCTGTCTGATTAAACTCAATAGGTGTGCCACCAGCTGAAGCGACGACAGCGGTGCGGTTCTTAAATACTGCCTGACCTTCAGAGTCCATGTAGAAAGCACCCTGCTCGCTAAACTCTGCATTGACAATAGCTGCTAAGGCTGTGCGTGTAGTCGCTGGGTCTGCCTGACACAATGAGTCACCTGTATCTATGGTACGCATTGAGTTAGGAAAAGATACTGTGTCTAGTATCTTGCCTATGCGCTCACCTGTGTCATCACCATTGGCTTGACCTGTAACAGTTGTTATGTTTGCTAGGTTAAATAAACGGAAACCGTCAACAGCTGTAATGTCTACATAGGAGACTTGCTCAGCCTGATCATAAGTATAGGTGTAAGTGGTTGTATATCCGCTAAAAAGGTAATACGAAGTGCCTAGATAACTTGCTGAGATTCTTAGCTTACGAAGCGGTGTGAGTTGCCCAAACAGGTCTGAGCTTGTGTTCTGAGGGTTAAATCTGCCGTCTTGGTCATAGATTCTAACTGTTGCTGTGCCCGCCTCGTAGGTATCTCTAAGGATATTACGACCACGCTTAATGTTAATACTGCGTGTGACATCAGTCACATCAATTACCAATGCTGGGGCTGTTCCGTCTCCAAGGATACCAAACCCAAGTCTGCCGTTAATAGGGTCACCGATAGTAAACGGGTTACCGAAGGTTGCGCCTGAGTTAAAGTTTAGGCTGACATTAAGTTGAGCAGGTAAGGTCATTGGATAGCAAAGTTAGTTCTGTTAATTGATGATCTAATGCCTGAAGCTGAATTATCTAGTTGCTGGGTAGTCACAACATCTGTTAACTGTTGACCGCCTACTGCCACCTGCACATTTACAACAGGTGTGTTGTCTTTGTTAGTTGAATTGATTTTGGACATTAAGTCTGTGTAAATCTCATTAACCCTAGCAATGCTAGAAACTGTTTCCGACCTTGCTTGCTCTAAGGTTTTCATTGGTGCAGCTGTTGGACTTACCTGTAAAGACTTTTGAGCAGCGGCTAGTTTAGCCAACTCTGCTAATGCCATTGTTACATAGGCTGGGTAATCTGCAAACGGGTTTAAGGCTTTCGGTAGGTTAGCAATAAAGGTAGCAAGTCCAGTAGTGCGAGCCTGAGATAGCAATAACTCATTGCTTAGGCGGTCAGCCTCTTTAGCATTACCAGTCAGTAAGGCTAGCTGTAATTCTAAGCGTAGTTTTTCATTTTCGCTTATCTTGCCCTGTAAGGCAGCTACGACACCCGCTTGTTCTATGTCAAGTAAGCCCTGTGACTTTTTAATTTTGGCTTGGTCTTGCTGTGTTTTTAATAGTTTTTGCTGAATCGCTAACTGTTGTTTTTCTATTTTTAATCTTTGAGCGTCCAATACTCTTTGTCTGTGTCGAGCCATTTCCGTTTCAACACCAACACCAAAATCATAAGTAAAGGTTGAACCAACTGGCGTTTTAGGTGTAGACAATAATGATTTATAGAACTCTGGACTTAATAGATTTATACCGCCATACTTTAAGTTTAATTCTATTAACTTGCCAAATGCGTCTCCTACAGCTGTTAAAGCGCTAGCGGCATTACTAGCCTCTCCAGTTGTGCTGGCAAAACCCTTAGCAATGCCTTCACCAATAGATTCTTTAAATTGATCTACTGCAATTTTTAATCTGTCTATATCACCTGTAAAACCTGAAGCACTAGCTGAGGCTTGTCCTTGAAAAGTATATGCCAATAAATTTAATACATCATCAAAATTTTTGGCACTTAACTCAGCCTTTGTAAAGCCTAAAGTTAACTTTCCTAATGCACCACGCTCACCATTAAATGCCTTGGCTAAAGCCGTTGAAGTTTGTTGAAGGTCAATGCCTGTAGCTGCTGATATATCTAATGCTACGCCTAATAATTCTTGTGACTTAGTAATGTCTCTAGTGTTTAAAAGTAGTACCTGTAAAGCTGGATTAAGTCGCTCATCTACAATACCTGTAGCAAGGCTTAATCTGTCGACATACTTATTTACTTCATCTCGCTTAAAGGCTAACCCTAGGTTGTTTAATGTTCCGTATAACGCCTTTGCAGATTTCTCTGATTCATAAAATGCTTGTACTGATGATCTGCCAAATGCAAGAATTCCACCGCCTGTGGCTAAGGCTAATACTTGTTTACCTAACTTCCTAATACTTTTTTCAGCTGTAGCAAAAGCAGCTTTGCCTACAAAGGTCGCACCAATCTTGACCGATAAATCTTCTTTAGCCATTAGGCAGCTCTCTTTCCTGAATCAAATTGTTTCTTTGCGTCTATTAGCGCATTAACTACTTTAGGTGTTACCTTGCCGTAAGTTAAAGCCCACGCCTTAAAAATTACTCGTCCGTTCATCATGCGGCTTACTCGACCTGACTGGTTTGCTCTGCGTGGTACTTTGTATAACTCAGGCATACTGTTAACAAATTGATAACCTGCAAAAGGGTTGTTTGAGTTGTAACTACCCTTACCTCGTCTGTTGCCTTCCATTGCAAAGGTTGTGCCATACTCTTTTAAATTAGTTGACATTACAGGACGGCGTCCGTCAGGGTTCTTTCTTCCAGCGGTTTCATAAATTGCACCGCCAGCTTCTCTGTTAAATATCTGTGCTAAATACACAAAACCTTTTTTATTACGCTGGACACAGGTTTACCCCAACTAGATAAAGGTGCTGTGCTAGGTAAGTAACTTTTAGCCTGTTTAGCGACAGGCTGTAAGTATGAAGCTATTTGTTTGTTGACTGCCTTGGCTAGATTCTTGTCATATTTTTTAAGCGCAACAAGTAGAGACTTACCGCCTTTTAATTCTACTGTGCTGCTCAATTTGTTTAGCCCTATCTTTCATGTATGCCAATGTAGCTAATAACATTGATCTGTCCATGTTTACATATTCGCTGTGAGGTATGCCTGTCTCAACTGCTAATGAAGCAATTAGATAAGTAAGGTCATACCTCGTCACCCATTTGGGGTATCAGCGTCTACAATCTCTACCTTTTTCAAGGTCTCTAGAAACTGCTCACCAAATGGTTTAACAGTTTCGCCTGATCTCCGCAAACACTCCCAAGCCAGCCAGTAAATATCTGACTGCTTTTCTTCATCTCGGAAACGTTTGTGGAAACCTGCCTTGAAGTTTTGCTCAAATGCGTACTCAATCGCTGGTGAAATCTCGTGTGTAGATTCGTCACCTGAAGCCTTGGTGATTTTAAGTCCTAGCATTTTTCTCCTTAGAAAGTACCTGTTGTTGCAACGGTGACAGCACCGCTAACATTGAAGGTTAAATCCTGAACGCCAATATCAGCAACAGAACCGTTAATGTCTGTAGTGTTGTTGATCAAGCAAGTCATTGTGTACAGCGGGTTAGTTGCGCTAACAGCTGTGCCTTTTTCCTGTAGCAATACTACAGTTACATTTGTACCCCATGCAGCTTGTAAAGTTGCAAGTGTCTTTGTAGCAGCGGTGTCGTTTAGGAAAGAAATAGTTACTGATGAAGCCTCTAATCCCTTTACGAACTTGTGACCTAGGTCACCCATTGCTGTTACCTCTAGTTCATCAAATGAACGGTTAAGGGTAACTGCGGTTACTAAATCGCTAAGATCAACGGTGTTAACCTTAACGCCTACTTTGTTATTAAGAAATACAGCCATTGGTTATTCCTCGTCTTTCTTTACGATTTGTGGCTTTTCGGTTTTTGGTGCTACTTGCCCGACTTTTGCAAGCCAAGCCTTGTCCTCTGAAGGAACATCTATAATATCTGACATTTTAACTCCAACTCGTTATTGCGCTTACATTGATTGTGGCAGTTAGCATTTCTTGTGCTTCAGCCAATACAGACGGGGCTGAAACGCTTGACACATTTAGCTTCAATGTTGAAGCGGCTAACTTTGTAAATACACCCGTAACCATTTCCTCTAATTGTATCAACCCACCTTGATTGTCCAGCATAGGCACAACGCAAGTGATAACTAGATTGGCTTTAGGTGCAATGTTATATTGGTTGTTAGACGGTTCTAACATAGGAGAATCCCAGTTAATTATTACTGAGTTTGCTATGGGTGTAGCAGGCGGAAAGGAAAAAACCTGCCACACCCCTGCGTTCTCTAACGCAGCCGCAAGGGTAGACCGAAGTGTCGTAACGGCGACAGCCATGTCAGCCTACCAAGCTATTAGGACTTAAATAAGGTGCTAATAAACCTCTTACCCTTGCGATCAAAGTTGAACCCATGCGGTATGGACTTGGTTGAAAATCAGGTGATATCCCTGTGGCGTTGCTTGCTTGGCGTGACTGCCAAATGTCTACGGCGACCATGAGTGCAGCTTGATTGACAGCTGGTACAGTCTCATAATCAATAGCGGTAGTGGCTTTAATTGTGCCATAAGGAATTACATCATGTTTTACTTCAGCCGTAACATGGCTAATAGCAAACGAAATTGAGTAATCCGTTTTTACAGTAATAACTTTATTGCCGTTGTAATGAGCGGCTACATTTTCTATGTTAACTGTATCGCCAACCTTCATGTTATGAACTACATCTGTGTAAAGGGTTCCGACAGTAGTCGTACACTCTCTAGCCACAGCGTTGTAATTGTTGTACCACAAATAAGATAAAACTATGTCTTGTGCTGACTGGCATACCTCATCAACAACGGTGTCACTATAAAGTGAACCAATACCCAGTACGCTGCGTAACTCCGCAATGGTTGGTGTTGTTGCTGGCATGTCGTCCTTTCTTAGAGTATAGGGGCTAAGGCTTCCAAAGCCCCTACACAGATATTTCCTTTAACGGAAGGTTATGCAACCATCCACTTGTATGCGCCACTATTTACTTTATTGGCAATAGCTCCATAGCCATAGTAGGCAACTTGGATTTGACCAGTTGAAATTAGATTGGTCTCCAAGCGGAATTTGCTGGACTCGAACCATGTAAATGATTCTGGGTTGATAACGATCATTGACCCGTCGCCAGTTCCACCTAGGTAGCGTGATACGCGTAGGTTTAATCCACCAATGTTGCCGCGGATATTTGTAGGTGTTAGGTTACCTGAAGCGTTCTGTGGATTGATTGTTTGAGTAAATACAGCTCTGTTTGAACCGTCTACTAGACCCATTAGCGCACCCCATTGATCAGGTGATACGACAATGTTTTGTGCAAATCCTAGTGTTCCTGAGTAAACAGAAACAGCTGCGTCTGCAATAAAGTCTTGGATGTTAGCCGCTGTTAATGTGCGGTTTCCACCATCGGTTGCAACAGCTGTAAGTGTTGCGCCGACTGCTGCGTCAGTAGCCTTTGCATAAGCAAACTCCATTTGACGAACTAGCTCAGAGAAAAATGCTGGGGATGAGCGATCTAGCAACTCAACAGAAAAAGTCTGTTGTCCAGCGTACTTCTTAACATTTACAGTCAAGAAAGAAACATTTTGGTCTGTGTCTGATGGTGCTGCGCCTTCAGCTGTCTCTGCCACCGTAGGGGCTTGAGTCAATTTAGGGATTTCGAAAGATAACCCAGCGTCAGGGAGAGCGCCCGCAGAAATTGAATCAATAAATGGACGATCAGCGTTTGACAACGGGTTGATAACTTCAGTTAACTGACGAGTTGGGATTAAACCTGCGTTGTCTGTTGTATCTGCTGCTGCTGAAATGTATTGACGAGCAGAGTCATCATTTAAGTATTGCGCACGAAGGGTGTTCTCTAGGAACTTCTCTTTTGTGAACTCTAAGCGAGGCTTAGTGTAAATAGGTGCTGCTACTGTTGGACGAGCAGAGGCTTCAACCGCAGGGGTCTCTGTTACCTCAGTCGCAACAGATTCAGGTGTTGTGTTTTCCACAATTTCCTCATTTTCTGTTTTGGTTTCGGTTGTAACTTCTGCGTCTTGTGACGCAGCAACACTTAGCACCTCTGCCGACTTAAAAGCCGCAGCTTGCACAAGTGAAACTTCGAGTAGGCGAGCAGAGCTGATTCTGTACACGCCATTGCTATTCTTTCCTTTAAGAACTTCAACACCAACTGAAAGACCGCTGCGCAGGTTTTCCGACGCTTCAATTAGACTGTCTGTTCCTCGTGTGGTGTTGGAGACTTTGAACTCTGCATAAATACCTGTGTCGTCATCCTCTGCCTTTTGCATACGACCAATAGGTTGTTTAGGGTCATGCTCTAGCAATAGTTTGACTGCTTTAACATCATCAATTTGAATAGAACCTTTTTCAAAGATTACCTTGCCAGCACTTGTATCACCGATCTCGTTCTCGAAAGGTACAATCTTGCCAGCAATAATGCGGCGTGATTCTGAAGCTGTTAAATCAGCTGAAAAGTTAATTATTTCCATTAGGACTCAATTCTTCCATTGCTCGGGCTTCCTCTACGGTTATTAAACCTAGGGTAAGCATTTTTTCAATTACATTTAATCTTTCCATTGGGTTAGCCCGAAGGAATCCGCTGTCCATATCAAATGCAACAAACTGTGTAATTGGTGATAGATCGTCCATGCTAAAACGATTCTCTACTGCACTTACATAGGGTTGCAGCGATAGACTAACGAATTGACGCCTCTCGTCTTGAACATTCGAGTAGGTCATTGTCGAATTAGTATCTGCATTTATGTAATACGCATTTATGTTGAAAAGTCTTGCAATTTGAGTTGCCATTGAAGCAATGGATTCTGTGTATAACATATCTTTAGGACTGAATGAAGTTGGTTGATATTCTAAAGTTGAAGTTAGGTAAGCAGTTGATCGCTCAGCTCGTGATCGTTTCCATGCTGCTAATAATCCTGAAACTTCGGAAGCTGGTAAATCAGCACCGTTATTTTTTAAGATACCTGAAGGAATTGGAGTCGAGGCGGCTACTGAAGCTGCTTTTTCTAAGTCAATAGCGGCTCTTAATGTTCTTGCGCCAGCGTGAAGGATACCGTCAATAGGTGACTGAATAGTTACAAGTGAGCCAATACCTGACATTGGTCGTTCACGACCGTCTACTGTATAAAAGTCAACAAAGGTATTTAATTTATTAAGTTGTACCTGTACTCGTGTGTTATTTACAAAATCAAATCTTGCTGGACGGTTATCATCTTGATAAACCTCAGTAACTTCTAAATAAGCAGTACCATAGAAAATTAACGCGTCAACTACCGCAGTTAATATAACTGAGTTAGGTGCTGACTTAGATAATTGATTTACCCAAGGTAAATTTGGGATTTCTTCTTTTGTTGCTTTTGAATAAGTTTTTAATTCCATTACGCCGATAGTTGTGGCGATTAAATTGCGACAGCGCATGACGCTGGGTACGGTGACCGCTTCTTCTCTTGATACAGATTGGAACGGTGTGAACTGTGAGTAAAAATTAAAAGGGTCTGAAACGACAGGTGGGGCAAGTTGCGCCTTAATTGTTGATTTATCCTCTAGACCAATTAAGTTGCGGAAAAATCCCATAGGTGAAGTATATCACAAAACCTAGACATAAATCTGAGGAACTGATATAGGTTTTGACAACATGTGTACGCACATTGCCGTAGCGATAGCAGCTGTGACATCTCCAGCTGATTTTCTACGGACAATGCGCCACCCTGCGTCATTAGTTTTCATTGCTGCGTTATTCATTGAGTTAACCCACTCGGGTTGACCTTGGTGAACTAGACGGAGATTCGACAGGGCGTCGGATAGTTCACCACAGGCTTGGTAGAAGGATTGACCCGAGATATCTACCAATTTA